AAACACCACAACGATTACGTTTTATGCTCCGATTGGAACTAAAAATTCATTTAGTGGAAACCTTGAGTTCGGAGGCAGGTTCAGCGTAGGCGGTGGGTTCATCCATCAGCCTGCCCCGCCGTGGGGAACATACTTTCAGCGCAGGTTATGGGTGCCGTTCTACTACCAACCTGCTGGCACGTTTAACTCGCCAACCTATGCTAGCAGAGGGATTACAGATGAGATTGCTGTTTCGGACATTCTGGATAGCCACACGTTCGATCAGATTGCCAATCAGTTTAGGATTACTGGTGGGACGGCAGATTACCTTGTTGCTATGCAAGGATTCTACGACGACAAGCTAGTTGTGCTGAATCGGAATAGTTTGCACTTGATTAGCGGCACCACAGGTAGCTTGAATGACACTAAGGTCACAGCATTGACTACTGAAGTAGGGTGCTTGGCTAAGAAAAGTGTCGTAATGAAGGGCAATGCCATGTTTTTCCTGTCAGATGAAGGGGTTTATGCGGTTGAGTTCTTAAATGACTATAACCTTCGCGGTGCTGACGAGCCAATTTCTAAGAACATCCAACCGTACATCGACAGAATCAACAAAAATTTAGCCAGCGATGCGGTTGGTGTTCTTTTCAATAACCGATATTACCTTGCTGTGGCACTCGATACGGTTGCTGGAGCTAACAATGCCATTGGGAATAACACGATTCTGGTATTTAACTTCCTAAACAAGGGTTGGGAGTCTATTGATACGTTTGGAGCTAGTGATTTCATCATCAAAAACCTAATCATTGGAAGTGCTGCCGAGCGAAATAGCATCTATGCCGTGACTTCCTTGGGTGGATTGCATGAATTAGAAGCTGTAGAGACGATTAACGACTCCTTTGTATCAGGTGGCACTACATCTAGCTTCCCGATTAACGCATCTCTGACGACTAGGGGCTATGCCTTGGGTAATTTGGATCGTAAGCGGTTCACCGATGGGCAAATCACCATGCAATGCGTTGATGGTGGACTGGGAGAGTATAACATTTCCTTTGCTGCTGAAGATCCAGACAATCAACAAGCTATCGGAACGACTACTATGTTCCTTGACGGCACAGTTCTTGGCACTGGAGCTGTCAATGAGGATGAAACTGGTAATATTCGCTTCCGTTTAGGTGGGATTAGAGGTTATTTAGGAACCTTAACCTTGACACGGACTATCGGTTCCCCTAAGATCACATCCATTAAGGTCACAGGATCAGTGACGAATCGACAAATTATCTCACAAAAATAATATGCCTGGAGTAGTAAATACAACTAAGACCTTTGTTAACAACGAAGTAATTACCAGCACGTTGATGAACAACATCATCGACGAAACCTTCTTTACTGTTGATACGATTGATGGTGGAACGCTTGCTGTAACTGGCACAGGAAAGCTCAAGGTAGCAACCAATGGAATTACCTCTACTGAAATGGGTTCTAATGCTGTGACTGCTAACGCAATCGCAGACGGAGTAATTACCAATGCCAAGATTAGCGCGACAGCGGCAATCTCGTTGTCCAAGCTAGCAACGGAGCTATTGCCTTCGGGAATCACCGTAGCGACTGCTAGCATCATCGATGCAAATGTAACCACGGCAAAGATCGCGGATGCTGCTGTGACGGCACCTAAGCTCAGTGGAGCGCAAACTGGCACGGCTCCTGTTTATGGGGTTCGGGCATGGGCAAACTTCAATGCAAAAACCAACGCAGATGTTTCAGGAACATTCTCTCGGTCTGGAACGACTGTTACCATTACGATTACAGGGCATGGTTTGATTGCTGGGAATCTTGTTTTTATTGACTACACTTTTGGCACTGGAACTGTTGCTCCAGATGGGCTTTATGTTGTAGCAAGCGTAACTGACGCCAATATATTTACGGTTACAAGCGCGGCATCTGCAACTGGCACGGGAACAGCTACTCTAAAAAGAAAAACAATCAGAGCAAGTGGCAACATTTCTTGTATCTCTGCCGCGAGAGGAACGCCACCAGCAATTCCTCCAACATCTAACGATAGTCCAGAAGATGGCTACTACATTGCAAACTTTTCGGTTGCTATGCCAAATGCCAACTTTGCCATACTTGGCTCATGCAGCGAGACTGGAGCATTATCCGAAAGCTCAGGGAATGATATTTTGAATGGGTCTCCATACAATGCTCAAAGCGCGAACATAACCACTATTAGCACTGGCTCGGCTGCCAATGATTGTGAATTTAACAGCATCGCTATTCTTGGATGAACCTACACATATGCAACGCATTTACTCTTTATGAATCAAAAGACATTGACCTACAAAACCTTATTGATTGGCACTTATGCCACGGGATTGTTGTTTGCAATTCAGAAGTTTTTGCGTTGGGTTTCTATTGCCATAGCAGCAATCCAGAAAAAGCCGTTGCGCCTAAAGAAGCAGACACGATTTACGCTACCATTTGCTGTGGAAACATGGCAAATATACTACAACCATTCAAAGACAAATATGAATACATCGCTTTTCGGCGTGACTTCAAAGGGTCAACGCATAGTAGGTTACTAAGCATGAAGAAATTTTACTCCAAACTACACTAAATTATGGGATCAGCACCAAAAGTTAAAGCTCCAAAAATGGACATTGCCAAAGACATTCGTAGTTACGTTTCGGGAATGTCTGAATCATTGCCGCAGATTTTTCAACGTGAGCAAGAGTTTCGTCCGCAGTTCCAAGGATTAAACCTTGGTGACATTCAATCTTTCTTAACTGGTTCTGGAGCGCAACAAGGACTTTTTGGTCTTAGCCAGCAAGCTGCGGAACAAGCAGGCATGGGGTTAGGAGCAGCTCGCGAGACTGAATTGAACCGCATGATCGGACAAGCAGGTCTTACTAGAGGGCTAGCACAAGCGTTATCTCCAGAGCAAGAACGTGTTGTGTCTGGATTCAGCAACGAAGCGCAAAGGGCCATGGCGGCGGCACAACGGATTACTCCCGAGGAACAACGTGCGTATCAGCAAACCGCCCGTGAAGCAGCGGGAGCCGCAGGTCGTATTGGCAGCAATGCCGCGATTGCATCCGAGGTGATGGGACGTGAGGATGTATTTGCTCGCAAACGTGCCGAGGCAGCACAAGCAGGGCAGAACGCTTACAATGCCGCACAAGGGTTTTACACTCAGCCTGGGCTTAGCTTGCTTAGTGCTGCTCCGCTTTCGTATCAGCAAGGGCAAAACTTTATCCAGTCTGGTCTTGGCGCGATTGGCGCGGGAACTCCACAGTTGTTTGATCCTTCTGTTGGGTTGAATCTCGGCGCAGCACAACGGTCAAATCAACTTGCTGCCGCATCTGCTAATGCACAAGCATCGGCAGCTAGAACTTCTGGAATTCTTGGTGCTATTGGAAGTGCCGTAGGTGGCGCAGCACAAGGCGCAGCAATGAAGTCAGACAAGCGTTTAAAAACTGACATTAAGAAAGTTGGACAAACCGATTCAGGACTTCCTGTTTACACTTACAAATACAAAGGCAGCAATCTTACTCAAATGGGCGTCATGGCTCAAGACGTTGAAAAAGTATTTCCTAATGCTGTTAAGGAAATAGAAGGATTCAAAGCAGTTCATTACGATCTAATTAAATAATATGGCAACTTACGGAAGAGGACAAATGCTTGGGTCGGGTATCAATCCCGAATCGTTTAAGCAAGATTACAGCGGGTTTTCTCGCGCTGCCGAGATACAAGCGCAGGGGTTGCAAAACCTTGGGCAGAGTATCGGTGGTGCTATTCAAAACTATGGAGAAGCCAAGAAAGAACAGCGGAAGGTTGATGCCTACAATAAAGCATCAGCAAAATCTATTGAAGCTGCAATTACTCTGGGTGACTTTTATAGAATTAAAGGAGCTAGAGAGACTCTTTCTCCATTTTTGAGCGCAGCAAATGATCCTAACCTAAGCCCTATTGAAAAAGCCGCCTTGCTGGATGAAGCAAAAGCGATGATCCCAAATGTGTTCGGGCGATTTGATAAGAGCGAAGCAATTAGGATTGAGCAAGCCGCGATGAATGCAAGAGGATCGGGTGGCGATAGGGCTGTGAATCTTCAGCAAGGCGAAGTTATAGAGACCATTAACGGCAAGCAATACAAAGTTCCTGTTACGTTTGATCCAGTTACCGGCGAAAGAAGACGACCAGATGGGACGATCGTAGGTGCGCCTATGTCTGCTGGTGGAGCTTCTCCTGCGGCAGGAATTTCTTCCGCCTTGAACCTGCCTGCTCGTCCAGTAGCTGGCGGGTTGCAATCTCAAGCCAATGCCATCAATAATGCCGCATTACTTCCCAGTTCTGGCATTTATACTGATGACACAAGCCAGCTCCCTCCTCTTAATACTGGTGTTGCAAATGAAGGATCAGTTTTGCTTCCTGTTGAAGGAACGCAACCCGATCTCTCGACTCCTACAGCCCCTGCATTGGGAAATGCTCCTGCAACTCCAGTAGATACTACTACTCCTGAGGCTACGCCAGTTCCGTCATATGCAATTCCTTTGGAAGAGGATAAAGTAGAAACAAAAGCATTAACCAAAGAGCAGGTTGCTGCATCTGGATTCCCTGCTGGCGAGTATATTGGTCGATTCAAAAACGGAGAATTAACATCTGTTCAACCTATTCCCCCAAGACCCGATGAGATTGGTGGGGCTAGACAAAAAGCATTAGATGCTCCAAACATTGCTTACATTGAAAAGGCAAATGCTTCAGCGCAAAAACTTGCATCGCTTACTGCTGCCTTTGACTTGCTGAATAGCAAAGCTGTGGAATCTGGAACTTTTGCTAACTACAAAACAGATGTAAAAAGGCTTTTCGGAGTCGATGTAGCCAATGAAGAGCAGTTCAACTCTTTAGTTGGAAACCTTGCAATGGAAGCTCTTGATTTGACTAAAGGAGCTATTTCTAACATGGAACAGAAGTATTTCACGGAAGTCTTAGCCCCTAATATAACTAAATCCGTAGGGGGTAACAAAGCTATTCTAGAGTTCAGAATTGGGCTTGCAAAGAGGGATGTTGAAATTGGCAAGAAGGTGTCTGAAATGTTTGAGAAAAACGCAAGCCCTCTTGAGATTCAAAAGGAAGTAACCAAAATCATTGAAAAGAATCCATTGAACAAATCTGCAGCTTCACAAGCTCCCGCACCTGCCGTTGGCTTAGACCAAAAAGCAAAAGACGATTTAGAGTTTCTAGGGATTCCTCCAACTGAATAAGCAAATGAGCGAACTACAAAAAAATAAAGAATCAATCGCGTCTGAT